ATCGCGGCCGGTGCGCACGCTCCTGCTGTCGCCTACACCACGAAGTTACACAACACTGCCAGCAACAACGCGGGCAAGGTCTTCGAGGAGCGGACTGCTGGTCTCGACGCCAACAGCCCGCCGCCGGCGCTGCTGATGGACAGCCAGGTTCGCCGGCTCACGCCTCGCGAGTGCGAGCGACTGCAAGGGTTTCCGGATGACTGGACCGATGTCCCGCATCGCGGCAGGTCAGCCGCTGACGGCCCCCGCTACAAGGCACTCGGCAACAGCTGGGCAGTCCCGTGCGCGCGCTGGATCGGCACCCGCATCGACAACGCACTGAGGCAACACGCATGAGCAGCGACGACAGCCTGTCCCGCGGCACCAGCGGATTCCGCATGGCCGGCACCGGCCTGGCGACGACGCGGAACTGCCTCCCGGGCGACCACAACCTCATGCAGACCGTCGGCGGCCGATGGATCCGCTACCGCGGCGTTCGCTGCTGGGCCTGCACCACCTGCGCGGAGCGGATCGACGCGAAGCGCGCACAGAAGGAAGCTGCATGAACCAAACCCGCCTCGGCTCTCTCATCGAGACGGCCGTCAACACCGCGATCGGCTACGGCGTGGCGCTCGTCTCGCAGCTCGCGATCTTCCCGCTGTTCGGCATCCACGTGCCGTTTAGCGCGAACCTCGAAATCGGCGCGTGGTTCACGGTCATCAGCATCGCGCGCGGCTACGTGCTGCGGCGCTGGTTCAACGCGCGGTTGCGCCGCGCGGCCGAGCGCCTTGCCGGAGGTGCCGCATGCTGATCGAGTACCCGCTCGTCCCCAGGGAGCAGGCGCCGCTCGCGCGCCGCAGCGACCCGGAAACCAGCCACGCCGCAGCAGAGGCCTCGGCCGAGTTCCGCGGCGAGCACCAGGCCAAGATCCTCGACGCCCTCCGCTGGTACGGCCCGATGGGCAAGACCGGGATCGCGAAGACCTCGGGCCTCGACCACATCGCCGTCGCCCGTCGCCTCCCGGAGCTGCAGCGCAAGGGCCTCGCTTCCCCGACCGGCCGCACCGTGCCCAGCACCAGCGGGCGGGAAGAGCGCGAGTGGCAACTGGCATGACCGTCCGCATCCTTCAAGGCGACTGCATCGAGGTTATGCGCACGCTGGCCGAGAACAGCGTCGACGCCGTCGTCACCGACCCGCCCTACGGCATCCGCTTCATGGGCAAGGCGTGGGACGGCGCGGACATCGAGGCCCGTGTGGCGACGCGAGCGCGATCGACGACGGGCTCGACGGGCTCGATGGGCTCGATGGGCTCCATGGGCGCGCACAAGTCGCCAAGCGTCGCCGCCGGTGTCTATGACCTGTCGCCGGCCGGCATGCTGGCCTTCCAGGAGTTCAGCGCTGAATGGGCGCGCGAAGCCATCCGCGTGCTGAAGCCCGGCGGCCACCTGCTTTCGTTCAGCTCGCCGCGCACCTATCACCGCATGGTCTGTGGCATCGAAGCGGCCGGCCTCGAGATCCGCGACCAGATCCTCTGGCTGTTCGGCTCGGGCTTCCCCAAGTCGCACAACGGCGAGTGGGGCGGCACCGCGCTGAAGCCGGCGCACGAACCCATCGTCGTCGCGCGCAAGCCGCTCAAGGGCACGGTCGAAGAGAACTGGCGGAAGTGGGGCACCGGGGCGTTGAACATCGACGGATGCCGCGTCGGCTATGGCGACATGACGCTCGATGAGGTGCGCGCCGAAGCTGGTAGCCCGGGCACAAGCCGCGGCAAGTCCACGAGCCGCGTGTATCGCGAGCGCAGCGTTTTCTACGACGGCCGGAAGATTGAATTCAACGAGCGCGGCCGCTGGCCCGCCAACATCATCCACGACGGCAGCGACGAGGTGCTCGCCGCGTTCCCCGACGCGCCCGGGCAGGCGAGCGCCGTCACCGGCAACGAGCCCACCGGCAACGGGTTCAGCGGCGTCGTGTACGGCCATGGCGGCAAGGCCCAGCGGCCCGGTATGCAGCCGCGCAAAGACACCGGCAGCGCCGCGCGTTTCTTCTACTGCGCCAAGGCCAGCAAGCGCGACCGCGACGAAGGCCTCGACGACATGCCACTGGTCACGACCGACGTGCTGGCCGGCCACCGCAGTCGGCGAATGGAGGAGGTGAAGCGGCTCGATGGCGCGCCGCCGTCACAGGGCCGCAATACGCACCCCACCGTCAAGCCCACCGACCTGATGCGCTACCTGATCCGGCTGGTGACGCCCGCCGGCGGAACGGTGCTCGACTGCTTCATGGGCAGCGGCAGCACCCTGAAGGCCGCGGTGCTGGAGGGCTTCGACGCCATCGGCATCGAGCGCGAGGCCGAGCACGTCGCGACCGCGCAGCTCCGCGTCGACCACGCCATGCGGCAGGCCGCCGAGGAAGCCGCAGCCCAGGCCGACGCCGCTGCTGCGCCGGTGACCCTCGACCTGTTCGCAGAGGTGACCGCTTGATCCACTACCACGGTCTGCCCATCACGCCCGAGACTGCTGCGGCGGTCGCGCTGCAGGCCGGCCACGGCTTCGTCAGCTTCGCCGAGCCGCGCAATCTCGGCCTCGCGGCTGCGGTGTGCCAGTCCTTCGCGATCGACAACGGCGCATTCACGGCATGGAAAGCTGGCCGGCCGATCGCGGACTGGGAGCCTTTCTACCGCTGGGCGTCGGACGCCCGGTTGATCCCCTCGTGCGACTTCGCGGTCGTGCCGGATGTGATCGACGGCACCGAGGCTGACAACGACGCGCTCCTCGCCGAGTGGCCGCTGCCGCGCTGGTTCGGCGCCCCGGTCTGGCACATGCACGAGAGCCTCGCCCGGCTCGAGCGCCTGGCCGCATCGTGGCCGCGCATCTGCATCGGCAGCTCGGGCGAGTTCGCGACGATCGGCACGACTGCGTGGTGGGGCCAGATGGCCCGCGCGATGCGCGTCCTGTGCGACGACGAGGGCCGTCCGTTCTGCAAGTTGCACGGCCTGCGGATGCTCAACCCCGACATCTTCACCCGGCTGCCGTTCGCCAGCGCCGACAGCACCAACATCGGCCGAAACATCGGCATCGACCAGGCATGGCGCGGCAGCTACGCGCCGCCGACTAAGGAAGCCCGCGCTCAGGTCATGCGCTCGCGCATCGAGGCGCAGAACGCGCCCGCGCGCTGGGGCTTCATCGTGCCCGACATCGGCCTCGCGACCCAGGAGGTTCTGCTTTGAAGTTCACTCTCTCCAGCCGCTTCCAGTTCGATGCGGCCCACACCCTGGACCGCAGCGACAGCAGCCGCCGCGTGCACGGGCACACCTACTTCGCCGAGGTGGCGGTCGCCGGATCGCCGGGCCGCGACGGCATGGTGATGGACCTGAGCCACCTGGACACGATGCTGCAGGTGATCCGCGGCCGCCTCGACCACCGCCTCCTCGACGACGTGCCCGGCCTCGGCGTGCCGACCATCGAGCGCCTGGCGGCCTACATCTTCGAGACGGCATCGTGCATGGGCGCCGACGTGCGCAGCGCGAAAGTCTGGCGTGCCGATGGCGGCTCGTGCTTGGTGGAGGCCGCTTGAGCGACACGCGCCCAGCACCGTACCCAGCTGACACCCGAGCGAAGGGGTGGCGGTTCGAGATCGACTACGAGAAGGTCGACCAGTCGGACACATGGTCGCTGGCCGCCGAGATCCCGATGGCCCAGCCCGCGCTGCTGATGATGTGGCTGATGGCATGGAAGCAGGAGCCGGTCGGGGCGTTCCCGAACGACGAGAACCTGATCCGTGCGCGCTGCAAGATCCCGCCAGCGACCTGGTCGAAGCTGCGCGAGGTGCTGATGCGCGGTTGGTGGCTGGCGGACGACGGCCGGCTGTACCACGACACCATCGTGCTGCGCGTCGAGGCGATGCTCGTGAAGCGCGCGAAGGATGCCAAACGCACGGCGGACAACCGCGCACGCAAGGCGGAGTCCGCATCGGGTAACGGTTGTGTCACGCGTGACACGCCTGCTACTCACGCGTCACCCGCACGTGAGTTCGACACCAAGCACCAAGCACCAGATACCGAAGAGAAGAGCCCCCCAAAGCCCCCCCGCAAGCGGAGGGGCGCTGCTGCGCAGGGTGATCCGGTCCTCGTCCAGGCTGAAACGCTGGTGGCCGACGGCGTAGACGCCACGGTGGCGCGCGACTGGCTGGTCATCCGGAAGGAGAAAAACCTGCCGCTGACCGAGACCGCGTGGCTCGACACCAAGGCCGAAGCGAAGAAGGCCGGCATGTCGATCGACGCCGCCATCCGCTACTCGGTCGTCCGGGCGCGCGGCGGTTTCCGAGCGGCATGGATCGCCGGCGACGAGGCGCCGAAGGCTGGCGCGCCGGGCCCGGCAGCGCCGACGGCGACCGTGCCCGAGGTCGGTCTGCGTGCACACGCCGCCACCCAGGCGCTGCTCGCCAGCCAGGACATGACCCCCGAGCAGCAGGCCGCCGCG